AGCTGTTGCTCGCGGCGCCCGACGTGCCCACACTGCAGAAATAGCTGCTGTAGCTGGCATACGGCGAGCGCAGCCAGGCAAAGACCGCCGTGGTGGTCGCCGAGTGCCTGTAGAACACCTTGGGGTTGCCCGCCTTAAAGTAGTCGTACTGCGCCTGCTTGCTCTGCTCCGCGCTGTTCGCATACGACCGCGCGCCGAAGATCTCGAATTCCGCCATGAGGAATGTGTAGTCCGTGGTGGCCGACAATATCGAGCTGTTCTGCGTCCACTTCGTTACCGACTTCATCACTGCCCGCAGGTCCTCCGGCAGCACCGCCATCAGGCTGCCCTCCAGGGGCACGTCCGGCGTGTTGCTGTTGCCCAGCACCGTCTTCCGCATCCGCGAGCCGTTCCAGCCGCCGGAGTTGGTGTCGCTGGTGTTCATGGTGAAGTACGCGCCGCTGGTCTTGTTGCCGTACTGGCTGTCGCAGAAGGCCGTCATGGTGGTGCCGATCTTGCCCATGAGGAAGTGGATGCGGTGCTCGCCCTCCACGGCGCTGTTGTGGTCAAAGCCGATGATGAACGCCTTGACGGTCACGTTGGACACGTTGAGGCTCTGCCAGGTGCCGGTCAGCGTCACGTCCTTCGTGTCGCCCACGGACCAGTAGTTGGCCCCCTGTCCGGCGTCCGATACCGCCTTGATCATCTCCCAGCTGTTGGCATTCAGCTCCGCCGCCACGAAGCTGAGCGTCAGCTCCTGCGGCACCGTGGCTGTCTTCACGTCCGGCGTGGTGGTACCGTCCTTGGCAGCGCTCACCGTGTAGGTGCCCGCCTCGTCCAGCTCCAGCACCGCCTGTCCGTTCTCGCTGACGGCGCTCACCGCGTAGCTGCCCTTTTCGGCCGTCACCACGGCGCCGCTGTCCACGTTCACCAGCAGCTTCTGCGCGCCGCTGCCGCCTCCGCCGCCAAATCGAATGATAGTAGGCATTTCTTTACTCTCCCTCCTTGATCACGCGGATGGGGATATCCACGGTGGGCATCTTGCCGTAGGCCTTCAGCGTCATGCTGCCCGCCGCCTGTCCGCCGTCCGTGATGTTGGCCGCCTGCAATGCCTTCAGCTGCTCCGCCGTGATGTTCACCGCCGGCAGCAGCTCCTGGTAGCTGGTGGCCGTCACCCCGGCGATGGCCAGTGTGTAGACGTAGGGCGCCTCGCTGCCCGTCCAGCCGGACGCCAGCAGCGTGGCCGTCACCGTGGCCTTGGGGCCGGAGTAGTCCGTGCCCGCCGCCGCGGCGCTGATGCCGCCGGCGCCGTCGCCCTTCAGCAGTCCGCTGGCCGTCACCTTGGCCTGGAAGTCAGAGGGCTTCTTGCCGCTGTCGGACAGATTGCCCGCCGCGTCCAGCGCGGCCAGGTTGCCCGCCGCCGCGGGCACCGTCTTGTCCGTCTTGTTCCCGATCTTGGCCAGGTCGCTGTTGAACTGCGTTTCCGTGCCGGTGTAGCCGCCCTTGCTGGCGGCGGTGTAGGCGCTCTCGCCTGCCTCGCCCTGGGGGCCCTGGATGCCCTGCTCGCCCTGCGGGCCGGTCTCGCCCTGCGGGCCCTGTGGGCCTTCCGGTCCCTCCGGGCCGGTGGGGCCGGTGGGGCCCGTCGCGCCGGTAGCGCCCTGGTCACCCTTCTCACCCTGCGGTCCCTGCTCACCCTGCGGGCCGGCAGGCCCCGTGGGGCCGGTGGGGCCGGTAGCGCCGGTGTCGCCCTTCTCGCCCTGGATGCCCTGCACGCCCTGCGGGCCCTGTGCGCCGGTGTCGCCCTTGGGCCCCTGCGCGCCGGTGGCGCCGGTGGGGCCCTGTGGGCCCTGCGGGCCTTGCAGCTTACCCACGCTGGTCCAGTCGCCGTTCAGTGCCGACCATATGAATATTTCGTCATCCTCGCCGGTCACCTGGTAGGCGTACTCGTTGCCGGTGGGGAATGCCTGCTTCAGCGCCGCCAGCGTCGGGTAGATATCCTTGATGGTGAAGGACTTGCCGTCCTCGCCGGGATCGCCCTTCTGTCCCTGCGGCCCGGTAGGGCCTGCGGGGCCGGTAGCGCCGGTAGCACCCTTGGGGCCTGTCTCGCCCTGGGGGCCCTGGATGCCATGCGGGCCTGCGGGGCCCTGGGGGCCTGCCGCGCCGTCCGCGCCGGTGGGGCCGGTCTCGCCCTGCTTGCCCTGTATGCCCTGCGCGCCCTGTGCGCCGGCAGGACCGGCAGGGCCGGTAGCGCCCGTGGCGCCCGTTGCGCCCTTCTCGCCCTTGGCACCCTGCAAACCGCGGGGGCCCTGGATGCCCTGCGGGCCAGTCGCGCCCGTGGCGCCCTGCAAACCCTGCACGCCCTGGGGGCCCTGCGGGCCGCGGATGTTGTAGGCGGGCGGCGGCGTGGCCGTTTCGCTCAGCACGAACGTCAGGTTGCCCAGGCCGTCCACCGCCGGATACCATGCCGCGCCCTGCGGCCCCTGGTCGCCGGTGTCGCCCTTGTCGCCCTTGTCGCCCTTCGCGCCGGTGTCGCCCTTGTCGCCCTTCACGCCGGATACGATGGTGTAGGTGCCGTCGTCCGTCACCACGCTGGCCCCGCCGAACTTCAGCCGGCTCCGCTGCGGCATCTGCTGCCCCGCCGCGTCGTAGATCAAATGCCCGGAGGAGGCCACCTCCGTCCACGTCGCACCGTCCGAGGATACCTCGATGTGCTCGTCCGCATTCAGCCGGATATACTTGATATCCTCGCTGCCGTACTGGATGAGCTGCTCCACGCCCAGCGCGATCAGCGCGTCGATGAGCTCGTTGTGCCCGTCCTTCACCGGCCCGGAGGTGAGCCGGTCAAAGACCTTTTTGTTTTCCTCAGCCGTCCCGCTGAGTTGGTCCGGGGATGCCTGTACGCCTTTACTGGTAATGTCGGCATCCGTGATCTTGAAATCGCTCAGTCCCATGTGTTCACCGCCTTATCTCCTGTAGTTGGTGCCCGGCTCCTTGTACTGCACGCCGAAGGCGTACAGGCCGAAGGGCTCGTTCACCTCGTCGTTCCGCAGCCGGAACCGCACCTTGTCCACCTTTTTCAGCTTCACCTTGCCGTACAGCGTGCGCGGCGTCTGATCTCCGCTGAAGGTGAACTTCCCGAAGTCGATGTACTCGAAGCTCAGATACCGGGCCTTGCTCTTGGCGTCGTATACCTGCTTCCAGATACCCCGCACCAGCGCGTAGATCTTCACGCCGGTAACAGGTGCCGCCGCCAGCCGGGCGGCCACGCCTGTGAACGACTTGGTCTGGAAGAACAGGTTGCCGTCGAAGTCCGCCGTGTCCCAGTAGGCCGTGATGGCCGCGCCGTCGTCGTTGTAGCTGGCCGGGCTGTCCAGGCTTGATGCGAACCGGCAGAGCTTCCCGTCCGCCGTGCCGAAGCACAGCGCGCCGTCCTCGTCTGTGAACACGACGCGGGCCGGGATGTCCGGGAAGTAGTAGCACTCATACTGAAAGCTGCTGTAGGGGCTGTTCTTCTCGTAGGTCTTCTGCTGCAAGTCCAGCAGATACACCGTGCCGTCCAGCGCCATGGCGTAGAAGTCGCCGTAGATGCACGCGCTGGCCGCGCTGCGGTCCTCCGCCTCGCGTATGGCGCTGCCGATGTAGTAGCTGCGCTCCTGGCTGTACTTCTCGCCGGTCAGTTCCTCCGCCGTGATGGCGAACACGCCCCGGTCCGTGAGGAACAGCGGCTCCTTGTCCGTCCGGCAGAAGGTGTCCGGGGCCACCGCGTCCTGTCCGATGATGGTGTTGGTGATGCGGAACACCGCCTCGCCGTCCTCGTTCAGCGAGCCGGTACGCACCACCACGTTCCGGCCGTCGGCGCTGCCGGTGAGGAACGCCGCCAGTGTATTGCTGAGCACGGTGTACCCCACCACCTCGCCGCCGTCGCGGGCGATCTTGGTGTAGTTGGTGTCCGGGAAGAACGCCGGATCGTCGAATTCGCTGTAGAAGTCCGTGCCCTTCTTGTCGCTGTTCCCACTGAGGAACGCCCGGTCCGTAGCACCGCCCACGCCGTACACCGCCGGGATGGTGCAGTGGTTGATGGTGTCCGCGTACCCCTCCCGCGTCTTGGAGGCGGTGATGTGCACGTTGTCCTGTCCCGTCACCGGGCTTTCCCCCGGCGCGGTGTTGAACGTCACCTTCCCCGCTTCCCTGTCCACGGTGAAGTCCGTGTTCTCCACCTTGGCCACCCACTCGCCGTCGCTGTTCAGCACCTCCGCCGTCACGGGATCGCTGTCCAGCCCCTCCGTGGTCAGCTGGTACACCGTGGCGTCCTTTGTGCCGAGGAAGCTCTCCGTCCATTTCCTTCCGATGAGGTTCAGCCCCTGATAGGCCGTTCCGCCGCCGGTGGGGCGGCGGGAGATGATGATCGTCGGCACCGTGGCGTTGTCGCTGACCGCCGAGAGCGTCGTGCCGTCATAGACGCGGTACACACTGCCGTCCAGCAGGTACAGCTTTTCGTCAAAGACGAAGCTGCGGCTCCTGGCGTCCGCCATGTCCCCTATGGCCTCCAGCGTCCACGCGCCGTCCGTGCCGATGTTCCGCCGGTACAGCTTCCCGCCGGCATGGACCAGCACCTCCCCGGCCAGCCGGTGGATGCCGTTGATGGCCGCGTTGCCGTAAGCCGTCACCATCGTGGTGTAGCCGGTCCGCTTGCGGACCTTGCCCACCTGGTCGCGTATCATGTTGGGGGCCTCCGGGGACCTGGACTTGTCCACGTTGCTGGGGCTGTTGTTCAGGTCCACGCCCCGGAAGGCCTCAATGACCACGCTGTACTTCTTGCTTGCCGCCGGTACCGTGAATTGTGCCATGCCTTACCACCACCCTGTCGTATTACGAACACCAGCGGACCGGATACCCGATCCGCTGGATGCGTAAGCCGTCTGCACCTTCACAAGACCGTCCTCGTATTCATTCCGCAGTATGGTCGCTATGGAGATGTCGTCCTCCTTGTACAGCTCCGCTGCGATGTACAGCGGGATCAGTACCGCGGCCTCCGCCGCCAGGTCGATCTCCTCCTCGTCCGGCGTTTCCGCCGTGACGGTCTGCGGGTACGCCTTGTACCACAGCGTGTAGGTGCCCACCACGCTTCCGGGGATGACGAACACGTCGTCGCCCTCCATGCTCCAGTCCTCCGCGGTACCGTAGGCGGTGCCGTCGGCGAACATGACCTCGCTGCTGTTCAGGCAGCGGAAGCGCGGCAGGTAGTCCTGCAGAGGTATCTTGTATAGGTCTTTTGTCTTGGGCAGGATCAGCTTCTCCGCCGTCACCGCCGGTTCTGCGGCGTCGGCGTCGACCTCGATCTGCCACGACTTGAGGATGGGGCGGCCAACGGACGCGATCTGCTGCAGCGCCTCGTTGGCCTTGGCGGGCATGGCATTGATATACTCACGGTTGATGTCGTCCTCCGTCAGCACAGCGCCTTCGTTGGAGTACATGGTCTGCAGCGCAGCCAGTTTCACATCTCCCCACGTCATGCCGCCACCGCCTTCCTCTCAGGTGAGGTCGGTGCCGGTGGACATATTGCCCACAGCGACGAACCGCCAGTCGGCGAAGCCCGCGCCGAAGCGGGCGCGGCCCTGCCAGACGTTGTTGTCGTTGTTGGTGTCGATGACGGACTTCACGTCCAGGGGCACGCGGTCCTGGAAGATGGGGCCGTCGTTCAGCTCAATGAACTTGCTGTCCAGCAGGAAGAAGGGCTTTTCGCTGCTCTTGCCCAGGTCAGCCAGCGCGGCGGTCAGATAGGGATCCACGATGATGTTCCAGCGGCCGAACTGGTAGTTGAAGGCGTTGTTGCCGGAGGTGGGCTCCTTGTCGGCGCCCACGGCGGAGAACACGGCGTCCTTCAACGCGGCATCGTTGGGGATCCAGATGGTGTCCGGGGCCACGCCCAGCAGCTCGCCGTTGTCGCCCTTGATGTTCTGCATCTCGGTCTCGATCTTGCCCAGCAGGGTGTTGGTGAAGGTGCCCTTGTACAGGTTGGTCTGCTTGGCGCCGTCGACCTTGTTGGGGTGCGTCTTGGAGAACAGGGCCTGCCCGTCGGCGCTGCCGCAGGCGAAGGTCTTGCCCTTGTAGGAAACGGTGGTGCCGTACAGGCCGCCGGCGTAGAGGATGCGGCCGAACTTCTCGCGGGTGCGGCCGTAGGCGGTCACCAGCTTGTTGGCGCGCTGCTTCATGGTGCCCAGCAGGCAGTCCTCCACCAGCTCCTGCGTCACAGAGAAGGACTGCTTGAAGGTCATGTTCACGATGTCCCGGAAGTAGCCGTCCTCAAAGCCGGTCTTGGGATAATCGCCGCCTTCACCCACGGGCTCGAAGTCGCCCATAGCGGTCTCGCTGGAATAGCGCTCCGCCCAGTGGCGGCTCTTTTCCATGCGGTACAGATAGGGCAGCAGGCTCTCCCGCTGGAAGGCCTCGCCCCGGCTCTCCAGAAATGCCTTCAGCGGCACCTGGCAATCGCCGTAGATGGTCCCGTTCATGCCGGAACCGATAGAAACGGTCAGAAAACCACTCATGTTATGTATCTCCTTTCTTCGCTCAGAACTTCACCGTCACGCGGGAACCGACGGTCTGGCCGTCGATGCCGGTGACTTCAGCCACGCCGCTGGTCTTGGTGGCGGTGACCTGCATACCGTCGGTGTGCAGGGTGACCTTGTCGCCCACGCCCACGGTCGCGGAGTCCGCCGGAGCCACGCCCAGGGTGGTCTCGAACTCCATGTACTTCTGCACCTCCACGCACGGCACCACGCCGTTGTCGTCGATGGGGCCCACGCACACATGGCTGGGTGCCACGGCGCCGCTGCACAGCGTCACCTTGCCGCTGGCCAGCTTCAGCGCCTCGCCCACCTGGTAGCTCTCGCCGTCGGTGGGCTGCATATACACGATGGGGGGCGTATTGCCCACCAGCATTCTGCTAAGCATAAACATAGTTTGTTATCTCCTTTCCCGCCCCTGTCCGGGGCTTTACTGTTTGTAGAATTCTCCGTATGCGGCGTTGATCTCGTCGTCCGTCGCATTGGGATTGATCTCGCGGTACAGCTCCTTCTGCCGCGGCGTGGCGACGTAGGGTGCCTCGCCCGCAGCGCCGGGCACCGGGGCCATGTGGCGCTTGCCGCTGGCCTGCTTGATGCCGGCCTGTCTGGCCGCCTCCATGCGCCGCTTGTCCACGGCATCCCGGTTGGCCATATAGAAGGCGTCCTCGATGGACAATCCCTTTTCCACATAGCCGCGGAAGGCCTCCCCGGTGGGCATGGCCACGATGTCCTCCAGCGTCTGGATGCCGCTGTCGTACTTCACCCGCACGGCCTCAAGGCCCTGCCGGATGGCCGCCTGTGCCTGGGCGGTCACGTTCCGCGCCTCGGCGCTCATGCCCTCCAGGCGCTGGCGCTGCACCTGCTCCCGCAGGGGCTTCACGGCGTCGTCCACCATGCCCTGCAGCGCCGCCGGATCCACACCGGCGGACAGCATCTGTGCCTCGCGCTCCTGTCTGGCCTTGGCCTCCTGATAGGCCCGGAAGTCCGCCTCCGTGCGGATGGGCTGGCCGGTGTAGGGGTTCGTCTGCCCCGCGAACAGGTCGGCGTACACCGCGTCCACGCGGGCCTGCGCCGCCGCGGTCAAGGCCTGCCGTTCCGCCTCGCGCTCCCGCGCCCGGCGTCCGTAGGCCTGTCGGCTGCGTTCCTCGGTGCTCTGTCCCGCTTCCGCGCCCGGCGCTGCTGCGCCGCCTCCCGCTTCAGCAGGATCTCCGCCGTCCTCATGGGCTTCCGCGCCCGGCTCCTGTGCCGCGCCTTCTTCACCGGCGCCGCCGGTACCGTTTTCCACAGGCTCCTGCGTGCCGTCGTCCGCCGCGCCGCCCTCACCGGGCAGCTCCACGCCGAAGGCCTCCGCATAGTCCTGTTCCGTCAATCCGTTCATGGTGTTCTCCTTTCCGATTTTTCCGCGTTCGGTGCGAATGCGCCCCTTTTCCGCCGGGGCCAAGCGAAATGTCCCGCCCGCAGGCGGTGATGTGTTGTCGGTGCCAGCAGGACGCGCTTACTTGCGCTTATCCTTGCTGCCGCCATTCCCGGTCCGAAGGTCGGTGCCGGTGAAGCGCACGGTGCCCTTCTGGGCGGGCGCTGCCTTCTGGGCGGGCGCTTCCACGCGCTGGCTACCCACGTTGGCGATGCTGCCGATGTAGCCCTTCTTTTTCTCCATGCCTCATGTCCTCCTTTCGCCGTATTCGGGTTTTTCCCGCCGTCCCGCCGGCGAAACGTTGTCCTGTGCAGCTCCGGGGCTGCGGTGGATGCCCCGCCCTTCGGCAGGGCGTCCGGTAGTAAGACAGGAGGAAAATCTGTCTGGCTCCGGGCGGTGTGCGAAACCACCCACCGCGGCCCCGGAGGGCCGCCTCACGCTTCGGCCGCATCGTCCGCCGCCGGAGCGTCCTTCTTTTTCTTGAGCCGCCGGTCGTACCGGGCACACTTGGGGTTCCGGCACACATAGGCGGTCTCGCTGCCGCCGTCCGCGTTCACCGCGGCGCTGTAGATCATCATCTCCAGTCCGCATTCCGGGCACTTCATGCCATCTCGCCCCCTCCCTGCTGTGCCGCCATCGTCAGCAGCTCCTCCGCCGTGGGCTCCGTGCCGCCGGTGCCGCCGGAATTGTCCGCCGCCGTCTGCTGCATCTGCTGGGCCTGCTGGCTCTCCATCTGATCTCGCAGGCTCTTGACCATGTCCCCGGCCATGGGGTAGTGCAGCTTCTCCATCTGCTCCCAGAACCGCAGCAGCGTCGTGATCTCCGTGGGGCTGCCCATAGCGCCCTCCTGGAAGTTCATCCGCGTTTCCTTCCACAGCGCCTGCCGGTCCGAGGCCAGCGGCGCCGAGCTGTCGCAGGAGAACAGGAAGTCCGTGTTGTACTGCCAGTCCCCCGCCTCGTCCTGGTACAGGAAGTCGTGGCGGTCGAAGGTCACATACGCCACGTCGCCGTGCTCGTCCGTCCGCCGGATGGTCCGCGGCTCGTCGCAGTAGGCCAGCATCCACTTGAAGATGGCCTCGAACAGATCCTGGTACATAGCCCGCTTCATCACCCGCTTGCTCTCCAGGCGGCCCGCCGCCTGCTGGGCGCTGAACTCCTTGGCCACGGCGCTGGTGGCCGTGGGATCCTTCCGGCCCTGCATACTGTCCGTGATGCCGATGGTCTGCCGGGCCTGCTCGTAGATCTGCGCCATCATAGCAAGGTCCGTGTTGATGTCCACCTGCGTGTTGAAGGTCTTGATCATCTCCAGCTGTGCCGCGTTCTGCAGCTCCACCCGCACGCCGTCCTTGTCGGTGACGAACTGTGCGCCGGGCGGCACGGTGGTGAAGCTGCCGCCGGACAGCACCTTCGTGTTCATCTTCGTGCACAGCTTGTTGAGGCTGTTCTGCTGGTCGAAGATGGCGTCAAGGTCGCTGCTGCCCCAGAACCGCCCCGGCATACTCACATTTTTCCGGATGACCAGCGGGAACACGTCCGGCTTGTAGTAGGGGATGCGCGTCTGCTCCTGCCGGTAGGCCGCCT